AGAAGTACCGCCATCACGACATCACGGAGGAAATCGACCCAAACGCTGATATGACACACGAAGAGTACAGTTCGCTGGTTGACGATATGTGGGCCATCGCTGAATCCGAGATGGATTCTTGGGCCAAAGAGGGGGCGTTCCCTTACGACAAAGAACTGCTCAAGTTGCACATGGCTACTGGGAATATGAAGAAATTATCCCGTGACACGGGCATCCCCTACCGTTCGGTAATTTATTCCATCGAGCAAGCCAAGGCCAAAATCAAAGCCGCAATCCTCAAAACCCATGGAAGTAATCCTGACGCTACTCGTTAGCAGTTTGACCGCTCTTGCCATTGCCGAGTACCACGTCCTGCCGCAAGTTTGGTACAGGACATGGCTGGGAAGGCACAAGCCATTCTCCTGCGTCACCTGCCTGACCTTTTGGACAGGATTTGTCCTCACCCTGCTCACCTGCGACTGGATGCTTGCTCCCGTTTACGGCCTTGCCTCGGCAGGGCTAACCGTTGTAATCCTTCAAGTCACCAACCGATGACCGCAGCCGAATACCTGTTGGCGCAAAAGCATCGCCACTACTGGGAGCAATATCAAGCCGCCCTGTTTATGCGGCTATCCCCGGAAGCAGTCCACGACTTGCAGACCATCCTTGTTGCTCACGGCAGGCCGAACACAAATTGGTGGTGCGCTGACTGCGTAAAATCTGCACTTCAATACATTTACGAACAGGCGGACCTATTCGCCCAAGCCAATCAGCACACCGTTACCCATGCCCTTACCAACCCCCCAACCCAATGAAACCAGCGACCAGTTTCTCGGCCGTTGCATGACCAATTCCGCAACGAATGCAGAATTCCCTGATGTCCAGCAACGGCTTGCGGTATGCGGCAACATCTACGCTAATCACAAGCGTCAGGCATTCCAATCCTATGCTGACTACGGCGAAGGGGTACGCAACAACGCCAAGCGGGGGATTGAACTCAACGAGAGGAATGGCAACAAGTGTGCAACCCAAACAGGAAAGGTCAGGGCGCAACAACTCGCCAACGGTGAAGGCGTATCCCTTGCAACGATTAAGCGGATGCACTCCTACCTATCCCGTGCGGAAACCTACTACGACAACGCTGACTCTTCCAGCGACTGCGGCTACATATCCTACCTGCTTTGGGGCGGCAAAGCGGCCCTTGGCTGGTCAAGGAATAAACTACGGGAACTTGGCGAACTCGACTAAATCGTCCAACCATGAAGCGCAGGTACAAGCCCGCATGGATTCGCTGATGATGGTCATCACGACCCTCTGCGACTGCATTAGTGCAGTTGATGAATCCAACTCGCCGAATGCCTTTGCGGTCAAGATGAAAATCGTGGACAAGATTGATTCGCTCATAGACAAAATCGAATACTGATGGGAGCAGGAAGACCACGGACATTTGCGACACCCCAAGACCTTTGGGATGAGTTTACCGAATACTGCGACAAAACCAAGGAGCGGCCCATCATCGTAAAGGATTGGGTAGGGCCAAAGGCTATCGAGGTTTACAGGGAGAAAGAAGCCCCGCTGACCATGGAGGGGTTTAGGTTGCATCTTTGGGATAAGGGTATTGCTGATGGAGGAAAGGAGTATTTTCTTAATCGCACAGGAGCATATCAAGAGTTTTCCACCGTCTGCTCACGTATAAAGAAAAGCATCCGAGCCGACCAAATCAAGGGAGGCATGGCGGGCATCTACAACCCCTCCATCACCCAGCGACTGAACGGTCTTGTAGAAAAGCAGGAAACGAGCATCACGATAGAGCAGCCGCTGTTCGGCGATGGAGTTTAAGTACACCACCGCCATCAAGAAGATTCGGGCGATGAAGGCCCGGAAGAAAGTCATACAGGGCGGAACGAGTGCGTCCAAAACCTTCGGCATCCTTGCGGTCCTGATTGACCACGCCGCTCGCCATCCCAAGTCGGAGATTTCGGTCGTATCCGAATCCGTCCCTCACCTACGACGGGGGGCTATCAAGGACTTCGCCAAGATTATGCAATGGACCCACCGTTGGGTTCCCGACAGGTGGAACAAGACGCTCCTGCAGTACAACTTCGCCAACGGGTCCACGATTGAGTTCTTCTCCGCTGATTCGGAAGCCCGCCTCCGAGGGGCAAGGCGGCAGATCCTCTACATCAACGAGGCGAACAACATTGACTTTGATTCCTATTACCAGTTGGCCATCCGTACAAGTCAGGAGATATACATTGACTTCAACCCAACGCATGAGTTCTGGGCGCACACCGAGGTCCTGCCCGAAACGGATGCAGAGTTCCTCATCCTGACCTACCAAGACAACGAGGCACTTCCTGATACGATTCGGAACGATATTGAACTAAACCGAGCCAAAGCGGAGCATTCAGCCTATTGGGCCAACTGGTGGAAGGTGTACGGCCTCGGCCAAGTCGGGACGCTCCAAGGGGCTATCTACGGCGATTACACGGTGGTTGAGGGTATAGACCCATCCACGATGAAATTCGTCGCCTACGGGCTTGACTGGGGGTTCAGCAACGACCCTACGGCCTTGGTCGCCGTGTACCGCAGGGGTGACGACTTGTTCATTCATGAATTGCTCTACCACCGGGGGCTGACCAACTCCGACATCGCCACCCGGTTGAAGGAGTTTGGCATCACAAGGGCTTGGGAGATTGTGGCCGATTCAGCAGAACCGAAGTCCATTGAGGAAATCTACCGCCTCGGCTTCAATATCAAGCCCGCATCCAAGGGACCCGATTCGGTCAGGCAGGGGATAGATGTGGTCAAGCGGTTCAACCTTCATGTGACCAAGGATTCGACCAACTTGATTAAGGAACTCCGCTCGTACACTTGGGCCACCGACAAGGACGGCAAGGACACGGGGGTCCCGATTGATTCGTACAACCACGCCTGCGATGCCCTGCGATATGTGGCCCTCAACAAATTGGCCGTCAGTAACTCGGGGAAGTACTTGGTGGTGTAACTTTACCCCCATGAACCTTGAATCCCTCCTTGACCTCGCCCTCGCCATCGGTCGGGTCGTGCTGGCCTTGGTCTTTATCGGCTGCATCTTAACCCTCCTTATGCAATGAACCGAGAATCCCTTATTGACCTCGCCTTAGCCATCCTTGCGATATTGGTGGCGTTGTATTTCATCGGTTGTACTTTAACCCTCCTTTTCACCCAATGAAACTCATCCACTACTACCACATCTATTGCGGCGGAGGCGGCCAATGGCAACTCATCATGCACCAGCACATGATGGCCCTTTGCAATTACGGATTGATTGAACAACTGGACGAAATCCGTGTCGGCATCGTCGGCCCTCCCGACCAGCGGAAGGTGGTCAAGGAGATACTGGACAATTCGCTCGTGGCGGCAAAGATTAAGGTGGTAGTCACCCGCACCAACGCTTGGGAGCAAGCGACGCTGACCGAGATGTACAAGGCATCGCAGACCGAGGATGCGGCCTACCTGTACGCCCACACCAAGGGCAGTTCCGACCCCAGCCTCATCAACCAACTTTGGTGCAGGTCCATGGTGTTTTTTAACATCGTCGCTTGGGAACGGGCCATTGCAGAACTCGCCAATGTGGACTGCGTCGGAGCCTACTGGCTGACCAAGGAAGAGTTTCCCCAAATCGCAGACCACAACAACCCCGACGGTTACCCCTACTTTGCGGGGACTTTTTGGTGGGCTAAGTCATCCCACATTCGTGAACTGGGCGAACCAGTAAGGGAACACCGCTGGCAGGCCGAGCATTGGATTGGGAAGCGGGAAGGCATGACCGTCTATAACTCCTGCAAGGGGTGGCCAGGTCCCGATAAGTTCGTCATCACATTTTAGCCATGGCCAAAATCCCTGTCATCATCACCAACTTCAACCTCTACACTTGGCCGAAGGCGATGGTCAAGAAACTGATGCGGATGCCTGGGGTTGGACCCATTCTAATCGTGGACAACGATTCCACCTACGGCCCCACGCTGGAATGGTACGAGCAGTTGAAACTGGAAGCCAACGAGGTCGCAGTCATCCGCACGGGTGGCAACTTCGGTCACCTCGTAGCATGGCAGGCCCAAATCCCGCAACAACTGTTTGACATGGGATATCCCGATTACATCGTCACGGACCCTGACCTTGACCTTTCGGCCCTGCCCGATGACACGCTCCTGCGTATGCGGGAACTTTGGTACGACCTACCCGAAAAGACCTACATGTACGAGCAGGAGGAAGGCGACCCGTTTAACGGGGTCAAGTTCTCGGTCAAGGACAAAATCGGCCTTGGCATTCGGACGGACGATGTTCCTGCAGATGCCCTGTTCTTCCAGCAGGCCGAACTGCGCTACAAGAACCAACCTTAATTCCACGACCTGCAACTTGCACCTGTTGACACGACCTTTGCCTTCTACCATCAACAACGCTCTCAGAGGGTGGGCATCGGAGGGGCAAGGAAGG